CTTGCGGTGCTTACTGTTTGTGTTGGGAAGTAGTTTGCAATGTAGCTGAGATTTACATCGTTAACTTGACGATAGACATCGTTAATCTCATTATAGTACTCATTACTTAAAAAGTCTACAATTTTATCTGCCACCTCTGTAAGCTGAGTTCCTAAGAATGCTTCAACCTCCTCCATTACCTTTGGAGTGAAACCTTGTTTCTCTAATTTAGCACGTTGAACAGGGTCTTTATATAGTGCGTAGATTCTTAGCAATTGGTCTCGGTTGTAATCAGCAGTTTGGAAATTCTTTTGAACTGTGCCGTCAGCTTTTATTTCACGTACTCGTATATTTATTACACCTTCTTGATATACTAACTCTCGTACTTGTTTCATACCACGGTCTATTCCTTCTATGCTATTTACAATGCTATCTAAAGTATCCTGTGTTCTAAAGTAACCATTCATATTAGCTTCGTCAGCTCTGTTTAATCTTTTGTATATGTTTTCAAAGAAAAACTTACCACGACCTGCATTGTCAATTTGATTAGTAAGAGTACCTAGGTGTTTCATATTATTGGTAAACGCAGTAACAACTGAGTTCCAACTATTCATCCTCCAATGGTTTAGGTAAGTCATAATCCATTTCATATACTTACCTTCATTCAATAGCTTGTTTATGTTTTCTCTATCTCTTCTGAGTTGTTGTGAGTTTTTAGCATTACCTTCATCATCAACTACAATGTCACCATAGTCTTCAACTATCTGTTCTTCTGCTTGCTTGTTGATAGCTTGTTGTTCTAAGGCTCTAGCTTCTCTTCTTGATTTAAAAGTTCTAATTCCTTCTGCTCGTAGCTCCTTGAACTTTTTTAATAAAGCTTGAACTTCTTCTAATGATAAGCTTTGAAGGTCTGAGAAGTTATCATATGCATACGCTAGATTAACTAATCTTTCTTCTGCACGTGTAAGTTTCTGACCATCATTTAACTTTAATATAAGTTGGAATATTTCTTGTTCGTTTTCTGCTATCTCTTGTTTTATGCTTTCTAGTTTATCTAAATCATTTTTAAGTACTGCATTCAAAACTATATCAGCTTGCTCCATAAACGCCTGTGTTTCTGCACTTACTCCTTTACTTCTTCCTTTTCTAGACTGTGTAATTCTTTTCTTTGATTTGTCCTTAACTAGTTTTTTAATATCACGTATTACAAGCTTCTTAATTTTTTCTCGTGTCTTTTCTACTTCAGTATTTATTTTGTCAATATCTCTTAAGATAGTGGCGTCTGTTGCTTCGGCTACTATCTTTATAAATTTATTTACTTGTGTCGAAGTGTAGTTATCTGTACGAGGGATTGCACTTCTAATATACATTCTTAATCTTCTCTTAGCTTCTTGTAAAGTTTTAGCACCCTCTTTTCTGTTCTTAATTGTACGTTTAATGGCACTTATTTCTTTTTGTACCTGAACGTTAGCTCTTGTGTCTATTACTCTGTCTAAGGCTACGATAAGAGCGTCCTGAGTTATCTGAGGTTGTTGTTGAAATATTTCATTCTCTCTTAATAGCTCTAGAGCTTTTTGTCTTATCTGTGCTTTTGTTTTAGGCTCGCCTTTTATTTCACCTTTAATTCCTACGTTAGGATATTTAGCTAGTATTTCTTTGTCAGTTAAAGCAAATAGTTTTGGGTTAGCTTCTCTAAGCTTGTTTGCTCTAATTACTTTTTCCTCTGCCGTTTCCGTTCTAGGTTTTGTTCTCGTAGGTTTTGCGTAAGCTTTTAGTTTTTTAATTACTTGGTCAAACAATTGTCTACCTACCAACATTCCGCCCTCTACATTACCGAACTCAGCAGGAACAAAAGAATCATTAAACAATACTTGTTCTGCTTCAATTGCCATTGCTTCTTTAATTTCTATTGCACTGTAGTTCTTATTTTGTAAAAACTTACGTATAGCAATATCAGAGAACCCTTGTTGTCTTAATGTAGAAACCATAGTGGTTAGCGCATCGTTTTCAACTGCCATCAACTTAACAGTGTTGTCTATGTTCTTGACCTCAGCATTAACAAACACCTCTTCACCTGATAATAAATCTACAACTACTCCTTGTAAGAACTCATCTAAAGTTATGTCTTGGATTTGTTCGTCAGTGTATTTAGATAAACCGACAACTGATTTTACAAAATTGAATAATCTATTCAACCAATTCTTAAATCCTTTCTTAATTGATGCGTTAACAAAGGACTCACCCTTGTTTCCAATAGCAGTAGCTAGTGCTTCTTCATTTATGAACTCTTGGATTTCCGCTTCAGTTGCTCCATCCTCACGCATCTCTTTTATTATCTTTTGGTATTGCTTGTTTTCTAGCACCTGTGTAACATACTCTGTACCTTGGATTAGCTCAATACCTTTATTGTAAAGCTCCGGTCTTAACTCTTTAGCCATAGTATTCCATATGTGACCGAACTCGTGAATAGGTGTATTAAAGTTTGAACGTGCAGGATTCAAATATATTTTTCCTTGGAACACCGCACCATATATTATTTGTTTCTGTTCTCTTTCTGCTTTAGTGGTAAGAGCTACAACACTTGGTTGCAATAACAACTCATCAAACAAAGCTTGGTCGTTTACTACCTCTACTCCCGGGAACGCTTTGGTCAATAGGTTTATAAACCTTGTATATTGAGAAGCGGTAGGTTCAGATGTTTGAACGGTTTTATCTTGATTCATCATTGCGCTTCTCATAGTGTCGTTTACTATTTGCTTTGCAGTTGATTTTTTCCCTGAATCTCTTGTTATTTGACCTGTAGTTTTAGCATCAATTTTTTCCATTGAGTCAGGTACAACATTCCAAAAAGGAACTGTCTCTTCAAGGAGACCAATCGCCTTTCCTCTTATGTACACAGGATAATTAGGATGTGGTTTCAATCCTTCTTCTGTTTGCTGCTCAGACGTAATCAGCGCTTCTGATTTTGTTTGTTCTGTTACTTTGTTTCCATTCTTGTCTTGAACTTCTAACACCATAGTCATTGCACCTGCAGGTAAATCTTTTACAAATTGTTCGGTGATACTTTCTTGCACTTCTTCTAATGTGATACCTAAATCTTGTAATGTTTGTCCAAGCTCCGATTCTGCATTTTTGGTTTTAGTTGGAAGGATGTCTTTTATAACTTTAGCTTTTACGGTTACTTCAAAGTTTAAACCATCAAAGAACTCTTCAAGTGTTGTGGAGTTTGTAAGTAAGTCTTTAACTTTAGTGGTGTCTTTACCCTTTTCACCATAAACCTTATCGGTTAAATGGTCTTTAACTTGTTCAAATATAATTGATTGGGTGTCTGCATCTAAGTTTTCCAAACGAGACAAGAACTCTGTACGGATTGCAACATTAGCATTAACTGCGTTAGGTGTCATATTATATACAACAGTATAATCAGCATCAATTGCACCTTTAATAATATCGTTTGCTGCTTTTTTATTCATTGAAGCCCAAGCTACTTTATTGTATAATCCGTCTTGTAATGGGAAGAAAGGACCACCCATATATCTTGAGTTAGTTACTAGTTGGTCAGCCATTACTAAATTAATTTTCTTTCCAATTAATTCGTCTAATCCCATACGTCTAACCCTGTTAGCGAGTTCGGAGTTTTCAGTTATAATAATAGGTATGGTTTGTACTTGAGGGTTTTCTACAGTATATGCATTCTCTGATAGTCCTGCGTTTTCAGCCTCAGTAAGGATTCTATAGGCTTCATCATCTAATGCTTTTTGTTTTTCTTGTGTGGTTAAGTTAGGCTTAATGCTGAACTTAGGGTTTTCTCTTTTAACAAAAGCTTCAAGGTCTTTTAACTCTTCAGATATATTTTCTAGTTCTACATCACTAAATATTTCCTCAGTTGTTTCTTCAGTTTCAGTTGTTTCGCTTACTGCTTCTGCCGTGGCATTTGCTATTGCCTGTTGTTTACCTAATCTATATGTTCTAATATCGGTTTTAATATCACCGTTTACCTTTCCTTCTACATATTTTTTGAAAGACAATACCTCATTCATCATCAACCCATACCTTTGTACAAGTTTATCAAATATTTCATCAGCGGTTTTCCCCCTCTCTTTCATTTTCTCAATTGTTTTATCAATGTAGAATTCTTCTGATTTCTCTTTATTTCCTTCGTAGGCTACGGCTTCTTCTTCTGCAGTTTTCGGTCTACTCCTTAATAGGAATGGAGTTGTCGCATATTGATTATCATCTAATACTTCTACGCTTTCCGTCTCCGTCTCTGTCGTGACACTTTCAGTGGTAGATTCTTGTTGAACGTTTCCTTCTCCCACCGTGCTGCCATCTGTGGTTTGTTCTTGTACATCCACTTTCTCTGTGCTTGGCTTCTGAATGGCATCTTTTACTTTTATTAATTCGGTTAGTACTTCTAGGTCGTTGCTTACTCCTGTGTTCTTACCAAGTTGTGAAGCTTTTGTTACCTTCGCTAACTTGTCTAAAAACCTTTGACGAGTGACCCTCTTACCTCGCCACTTATATTCTGCAGTTTTATCGGGTTTTGTTTTTCCTAATATAGCATCTAAGTTTACACCTATACCTCCTACATTCTCATTGTTTTCAATTTTCATTTGTTCAGGAACTACTCCTGTTTCTACAATCTGACTTATCTCATCATTGATTCTTTTTAATACACTTTTGTATATATTTTTTTTATTAGTATCAGTGCTTAATTCTTCTTTAGCTTGTAGGAGTTCTGCTAATCTTACTTTAACTGCTTTTTTTGTTTTTCTCCCTCCTAACAATTCTTTAATAGTTTTTCTTAACCCAACATTCTTTTGTATTTTTTGATTGGTATCAGCATCTATTTTACCTAAGTTAAACATATTGGTAGCCCATTGTGATATTCTTTCATCACTTGCACTTTCATTCATTAACTCATTTATATTATTAGCGAGACGATTAGCTATATCTAAATTACTTCTATTCCTTTGGTCTATATATACATTGACGGCTGCTTGCATTGTTTGATTACCTGCTGCACCCCCGGCTTCTGCTCCAATCTCTAACCAATCTATTTCATCGCCTACTGCTTTTTGTGCAAGATATTCTCCTGTGGCTTCCATAAAAGGGTCAAACGTAAAACGTTCTGCAGTAAATGCGGCAAGCGCAGTCCCTCTACCTGAGAGCTTGCTTGCTCTAAATATTCTACCGGCTAACCCCATAGATAAGAAATCAACTGTACCGATTGCTAATCCTCTTTTTACTCCTCTGTCATTTGTTTCTGCCCACACATTTTCATCACTTATGGCTGCCTCAACATCTGCAGGATTTAAATAATTGTAACCTTGACTTTCCATTGCTTCGATAAATGCATTACCATATTCCATTGCAAAACTTGTAGCTGCAAAGCCGGTTCTTAATCCCCATACTGCACCTGTCTTACCTCCTGCTATTGCACCGGGAAGTCCTCCTGTAGCGCCACCAATAGCTGCGCCTGTTCCTGTACCCATCGCAGTTGTACTAGGAATAATCCACATACCATAAGGAAGCATCTGACTAATAGAGTTTGCCGCTAAAGAAGTCATCCATTCTAGCGGGTCTCTTTTAAAATTGTTCCAACCTTCTGCTCCACTTTTTTGATTAAAGTATCTAGCTACTGTTCTACTTTGTTTGTTGCTTTGACTTAGTAAAGCTTCTGATATTTTTCTAGCCGCCTCTTCTTTGTCGTTGGGGTCGTCCATGTCTGTAATGCCTAGTTGCATCATTACGAGTTGTTCAATAGCCATACCTCGTGCATATCCGTTTCTCCATTGTTCCATAAAAGACTCCAAATTATCAACGAATTCTTCTTGAATATATTTGTTTTCTTTCTCATTAAAGTATGTTTTAGCTATGTCATACTTTAACGCTGCGGCTTTTTCTGTTTGTGATATAGTGTTAAGTCTTTCTAAATAAGAATCTTTTAGTTTTGCCTCATACGTGGTTTTAGGTTTGTAAGTAGGTAAAGCATCGGCTCTTACACCAAATTGGTTTATGGTCTCGGAGTCAAGCTTCATATAATCAAATTGTGCAAGTTGGTTTATAGCTGCTGCGCTTTGAGCTTTTTCTCTTCTTTGTTTAGCTAAGTATGCGTCAAAATCTTCTCTAGCTCTAGCAATGTCTTGGTTGTCTATAACTGTTTCAAACAAGCTTTCTTCTATTTGTTTTACTTCTTCGAGTCTTTCAATAGCATCATTAACAAGATATCCGCCAACATATAAATCACCATAAAGTTCTTTTTCTTCTTCAGTTAAATTTTCAAACTTCAACGCTCTTGGTCCTAACTTACCGTATTTATCGACTGTTTCTGCTTCTGCTAATACATTTTCTAAAAATATTCTTTCATCTCGTGCTGCTTCATAATTGTCAAATAACACACGTGCACTATTATAATCGAGACCACGGTCTTGATAAAACCTCTGCCCTTCTAAATCTACAGTGCTTACATTTTTCCAAGCACCTTCTGCAAAATCTTGTGCTTCTTCTTCAGTTTCAAATTCATAAACCTCACCCCTTAGTTTTGCCATAGTAATAGAATCGTCCATATTGAATTTAAACCAATCTTCTCTTCTTGTAGACATATTTTCAGGGTCTCTAGGAAACACCGTTGGCACTACATAAAATTTTCCATCTTCTTCATATTGCATAAACTTATGGGTAGACATAGTGCCATCATCATTAATTAAACCAATAGGTCTGCTTTGTTTTGCTCGGAATGCTTTACGAATTAAGTCTTCATCTTTTCCTTCGGGAGTGTAGTTATCCTCCACGTTCATAGCGTTGAGTGTTATAAAATCACGAATTTTTTTAGAATTTTCTAAAGCTTGAGCATCAGTAAATTCATCTACTTCAACCGTTATAGAATTAGTACCATCAAAGTTTTGAATTACTATTGTATCTCTACCTAAAATACCTGTGGAGTATGCGTTGATTCCGTATTTACCAAACGCACCATTAATTGCTCTAGCCGCTTCGTCTTGTTCGGCTAAAACTAAATCTTTATTTACAAGTTGAATTGCAGATTTAAAATCTTCATCTAATTGAATACCCGCATTTTCTAAAGCTTGTTCTGTTTCTTTTTGTTTTTTCGCAAACTCTTTGTTAGCTTTATCTTGGTCTAACTTTCTTGCTCTGCTAACCGAATCATATTCAGCTTCAGCTATATTAAACTCTGCAGTTTCCTGTAAGTTTTGCTCTAGGTCTTGTTGAATCTTTATTGCAGCGTCTTCCTCACTTACACCCGGAGGTATTGCAGGATTTACAAAGGATTGGTTGTCTCGAACTGTAACCGCTTCAGCACGCTCATCAGCAGGCGGTTCAACTTCTGATAAATCCGAAACGCCAAGTGCTTCCTCCAAATTGAAACTTGAGTCCGAAAAAGTTCCGTCTTGATTTTTTTTTTTGAGTTGGTCTTTTATTTCCTCAAACCCAACAGGACCAAACTTTTCAATTAATTGTGTGGTAGTAAATTCTTTCCCATTAGGAGTTAAGAAAATTTCATCCTCTATAACCTCTTCTTCTAAAGGCGGATTTTCTATTTCTTCCAACTGACCTGTAGCCACAAGCAATCCAAAGTCGTCTCCAAATTTTTCTCTTAAATAAGGTTCATCAAATGTTTTACCATTTGGTGTTTTGTATAATTTATTATCCATAATTAATTACTTGCCTTTACCACACGTTCCCTTTACTATACCTGTTTCTTTGTCAATTAGTTTTCCTTCTATACATTCCACCTGACCTGCTGCCGCCCCTAAACTATCTAAATCATTATTTTTTCTTCTACCCGACACCTTTTTAATTTGACTAATTACTCCTTTATTAATTAGGTCGTCAATGGTTTCTATTGGCACTACACCTTTTATCCATTCTAATAAAGCTGCTCTTCCTTTAGTTTCACTATCAGGGTTATCAACGTCATAAGTAAATTCTATTGCAGTTGCATCTTTAGTAGGTTTATATGATACCACAATATCATTAAACGGACCGCCTGCTCCTCTAGTAGTCAAACCTAGAGTACTAAAGAACGGTGATGCTGCAGCCTGAAAGTCATCTTCATCCGACTGCATTAATGTTTCTTCAAACTCCTCAGGGAATGCTTCTTCAAAGTAAGCATCTAAACTTCTCTCTCTACTTACTGTTGATGTTACAGTTTGTGAGAACCCTGTAGAATCCGGTGCAAAAGCTTTATCCTTTTTGTAACCTGAGTTGTTTAATAGACCTTTAATATCTTTAATGTCGGTTAATTCAGTTGCTATACTAGTAATCCATTCATCTTGTGGTATTAATACACCATTGTCATCTTTAAATTTCTTGGTTATTACGTTGCCGTTACCTTTAGTTATTATCACTGCATCAGTAGTACGCTCTAATGAAACTATATCATCGTCTAATCCTTTTAAGAATCCAAGTGCGGCATCTACATCTCCTGAGTCTCCATAATAAAGTTTACCTAAATTATTCAATGCGTTAAGATTAGCTTTTTCAGTTTTACCTAAAGCAATACTTGTTGATGAAGGTTCTTTCTTGGTTTCTTTTCTACCGAATCTTATTTCAACTTGTGTGTCTAAATAATCATATGCTGCTTTTCTTTGTTTTTCATCAAGCTTAGGAACTAATCTTCCTGAACCCGGTTGTCTTGGGTCTTCTTCAAGTAATATAACATTTTCTCCTGCTTCATCGGGGTTTCTAGTAAAGGTGTATGTTTTACCATTTTTAGCCACACCCACAAAGTCAGTAAGAATACTACCTGCTTGTCTCGGGTCAACTAATTGACCTTCTATCAAATCATTTTTAGCTTGTTTAAATGCAGGGTTTTGCCTAACATCATCAATGGAATAATTAGCACTTATAGCATCTGTGTAGGAGCTTGCCCATTGGTCTATTGAAGCATCAAACTCCTCCATATTATATCGATTGACTTGGTCAGATACTGCGAAGTTTAATTGTTGTACAGTGGTATAAGAATCAGGGTTAGTGTCAAGCCTATAAACACCATCAGGAACTGTTTCTCCTTCTATTTCATATCCTTGTTTGTCTGTCTTTGGCTTTGTACCTTGAATAAATTTACCTACACTAACTTGACCGTTGGTTGGATTTATAATTGCAGAATGATTACTAAAGTTAGCAAACCCTTCAAGTTCGGCCATCATCCATTGTTCTTGTTCTGCTGACTCGAGATTTGCCATTCTCTCCATTTTGGTTGTGTACTCTTTTTGATATTTTTTACTTAAATCAAATAATTGAGTTGTTCCTTGTGTTAAGTTGGCTCTACCAATATTGTAGTCTTTCAAAGATATTTGCCCGGACTTTAATAATTTATCTTGCATCAATCTCATCTCTTGAGCATTGTTTGCAAATGTCAAAGCAAACTCGTTTAATCCTTGATGTTCCCCTTGAGGCGCATCTGCCAAAGTCTCTCCTAGTAAATTGGTGGCTGCGTCAATTGCTGCCTTTTTTTCTTCTCTAATCTTTACGGCCTCGTTTAGAGTATTGACCATATTAGAGCTTATTTCAGACCAATTTACTTCGTCTGTAGCTTTTCTTTCTGCGTATTTAAAATAGGTGCTCATATAATATTAATTAAAATCCAAGTAATCCCGTCTCTGACCCACCAATCAAACCAAGTTTTTGAAGTATCATATTTCTCTGTGCCGGAGCTAAACTATTCATATACGACTTAAACTCTGCTGCACTCATACCTGCTATAGCACTACTATCAAATTGGTCTACACCAATTACTTTATCACCTTGCATTCCTGCGTCAAGAAAATTTTGCTTACCTGTTCCAAAATCTATACCCGCAACTTGTTGTTGAACAAAAGAATCCGCTGCTATATCTCGTGCTCCTGTTTTTCTAAACCCTGTGCCAATTCCCAAAAAACCTTTACCTTGACCTGCTCCTTGCATATAGTCTTGCTTGGCTTGACGAATAGAAGCTCCTTGAGCTTTATCAAAGGCTTTAGCTCCTTCTGACTTTCCATACAGTTTACTTGCTGATATTGCTCCTGCACCTAAATTTGCTAGTCCTTGAAATCCTTGAGTTAGTGCGGCAGTTTCTGCAGCTTTTGAATCAGCCATAGCTTGTTGTGCACCTGCTACTTCTCCTAAATCTAACTGTACATTTACGTCTCTAAGTCTTGAGTCTTCTGCTGCTACCGCTTTGTCTAAGGCAAAAGATTCTGCTCGTTGTGCTTTTGTTATTCCTTCTTGTGCAGCCGTCATATTTGCTCCTAATCTTCCTGCGCCTGCAGCAATACCTCTTTCGGACTCTGCCAAAGCTTCAGAAGTTTGAGCTCCGGAAACTAAAGCAGCTTCTCTCATTTCTTCATACGCTTCTTTATCTATACCTAATTGTTCAAGATAATTTACCTCTAATCTTTTACGTGCTGCTTCCATAGATTCAGCAGCTTTTCTTTCGGCATCTTTAAATCTTTTTCTTTGCTCTCCCGCTTGAAAAAAAGACAACCCTGTGCCTAATGCAGTAAATCCTAATCCTATACCTATACCTGACATTTTATTCTTTTATTAATTATTTCTTGAGGCAACTCTTTGTAATTGTTAGTGTATACATCAGCTTCTGCCTCGGTAAAAGTTTTTTTATCTGTTCTATATACACAACACCATTCCGTGTCTTCATGTATAAATAAAACCCTTTGTGTTCCGGTATTTGTATGTATTAAATGAGGAGCAGTAATTGTTTGTACTGTTCCCTCATCTGTAAGATACGATACCTTTCCTTTTAACAAAAATGAAGGATGGTCTTGTTTATGAACCATAGAAATAATTATATGACCTTTTGGCATAAATAACTCTCTAGTGTATAAACCACCCCTTAAAGTTTGTTTTAAAGGGTATACATCTGCCATTTCTTCAGATTGTTTTGTTCCCGCCTTATGTTCTAATACCCCTTCTATCTCAAGAAGTTGATTTTTAAATACTTCAATGTGCTCCCATAACACCCCTTTTCCCTGTGGAATATTACTTAATATCTTAATAGGTAATAAATTATCCATTATTACAAGCAAAGATACTAAAATTTACGGGAATGATTTCATTACTTCGCTCCGTACCGCAAAGAGTTCAGTAGGTGTGTCATCAAAGTTTCTTAATATAAATACGTTGTAATGACCTAAAATACCGTGTGATTCAGCAGTTTGATTTTTTGCGGTGAAAAAATAATTAACATTCAATACCGGTGCGGTAGCAGCAGCCACTGTAGTGTCAACCACAATATAATTGTCACCATTCGGATAATCTCGTACAATATCTTGCACTACTCCGGCATATATTCTTGGGTTGGTGTTGAAATATAAATCATCACCAATGCTTACTATACTGCTTATTTCAACCAATGGTGTAATAGAAAAGTTAATAATAGCAGCAGCCGGCACAGTAGTATCAATTGTTGTACTACGACCTATACCATTAACTGAACGCAAAGGGAAATCTGCTGCCGATAAAGGCACAGTGTTTGGTGACCTTAAAAATGCATACCAATCTCCTTCTTTTTGTTCATACCAATCTGCGTCTATAAAATCTCCTGATTGTTGGTCGGTAAAAGTTTCTTGTAACTCCCAAGGGTCATCAGATTCTAAAGCTAAAGTTTTAAATATTTTGTTTTGAAGTGGTAGCTCGTTAAAAACTGACTTCATAATTGAAGGTGAAAATGAGTTATAATAAGTGTTTCTCAGTGGGTTTACATTATGTCTCCATAAATCCCCTTGATAATAAGTATAAAAATAATTATTCATACCTATCATCCAATCAGGGAAAAATGTGTAGAAAGAAGGCCAACCTTTGACTCCCTCGTCATATGTTAAAGTATATTGTGGCATAATTATTTATTTTATGGACAGGCAGCTATGGCTACTATTACACCATTTGCATCTATCGTTATTCTACTTTTTCCGCAAGTTGGATTAATTGTGTATAAACCTGCGGGATATTTAGTTACTCCATTTGAATCCGCAAAAGCAAACTCATTTATTTCAGGACAACCATCAGTACCGTTACGGTTTGGCGCAACATAAACAGTGTCCGGGAAAACCGTTTCCGTACAATCACTTGTACCTACTGTCGTTATAGGTGTCCCTGTTAATTCTCTTGCACAATTAACTTCCAAGTCCCAACCCGTAGCACCGCATAATCCTGCTACCTCAACTAATACTGTAGTAAAATCATTATTAATCTTTGGAACTACTAAAGTTGCATAATTTGGATTAGTACCGCTAGACAAAGATACATCAGTACCTGTTCCTGAAACTACTCCTGTATTGGAATCCGGCAATGCAGGAAAACCGGCTTGTGTGTATATAAATACATCTAAATTAGTTATAGGACTAGCATTTAATTGAGCAGCTAGACCACAATCATTCAAACTGTTACCAATAAATGTATAGTTTCCTGCAGTAGCAGAAGCGTGATAACCATCTGTTATTGCAGTTAATTCATTAACAGTAGCTGAACCTAGAGTAGCTCTGATGCCATCCGGTATAGATTGTGCGTTAAAATATATTATAATTGCACCCAAATCGGTTGCCGAGTCAAAACTGACCTCATATAATCCTGTGCTGCCTGACGCAGTTATTGTTTGGTTACAAGGCAGTAAACAATTTGGACACGTTTGAATAGCCGTTAATAGACAATTTATCTGTTGACGTGCAATAACACCATCAGAATAAAATCCATCTGCCGCACATATAGTTAAAGCAGGGTCATCAAATACTGCGGTTGCAGTTTCTAAATTTGGTCCATTTAAGTAATAAGTTCCGGGTACTGACATAATTAATTAATTTTATTTAAACTTGGCATCCGCAAAATGATTTAACAATATCTACATCTACAGGTGGTCCTAAAAACAGTGTAGCACAAGCTGATTGAACTCCTGTTGGTGAAATGGTTACTGATTGTTGAACGCCTGCACAATCCAAATAATTTACTGTATACGTAGTTGTTGTGCTTAAATTTTCTAAAGTATACGTATCACAACTATCTTCACAATTCGTTATATCACCTCTTATTTGTGTTATAATATCTGTAGCAGCGTCTTGTGTTTCAGCTATTACTTCCCATATACATATGCTTCCTGATATTTCTACATAATCTCCTACTTGAACGTTACCAAATCCACTAAACGATGCAACTAATTCATTAATAGTTCCGTCTTGTGTGCATTCTCTCAATCTAAAATTAGAATCAGGTAAGTCACAATCGCAGGCTTGCCATACTACTGTGTTCGGAGCAGTAATTGATGTAATAAACTCTCTAGTACAAATTATTGTTGAGTCACCTTGAGGTATTACAACAGTATCAGTTATATTCTTACCACACTCTCTGTACTCAACACTTAAGTCTCCTATTCCATTATTAGTTACTTCGTATGTGTTACACGCATCTGTACAATCTAACGATGAATTAACAGAATTTACAGTGGCATCTACAATTTGGTTATATAAACCTATTTGTGTAATTATGTATTGACAAGTAGGGTCTTCATCTATAAACACTACATCACTTACATTATAAGTTAAATTATCATTCGCATATCTAATTAAATCCCCACCTGTACTTTGTTGGTCGACACATCGTTTAATTTCAATATATTGGTCTTCACACGCACAATTTTTTAAGTCTAATACTAAATCAACTCCTATACTTACTATTTCTTTAGCGCAAATAGCATCAAGAGTAGTTCCGGGTTGTACAGTAGCCGTTTCATTAACTCCTCCACAATTTAAATACTCCACATCTTGAGCTACACCTCCCGTGTTTTCTACTGTATATTTTTGACATAAGTCAGTACAATCAGTTATAGCACTTAATCCTGTTACTAATGCCGTAGCTATATCAGTGGTGTTAGCAGTTAGCTCGTATATACAAGTTTCAATTTTAATGCCATCTAACGAAGTATCTATTTCAACAAACTCACCTATTGCGTAAGGACCTTCAACAACCTCTGTATTAACTACACCATCTAATCTACATTGTGTAGCAACAAATCTTTCAGGAGCTTCACATAAACAACACACATCAAATATATCAATGTTACCATAACATAATTCTACTAACGTAGGTTGTCTATAATCGTATATTAAAAACACGTTGCTACCTGTAGGAGGCATTACAAATGATGAGCTAAATTGCGTTGGTGCTAATGATGAGTCTACTACACCTACATTGGCGTTAGTCAATAATGTAGCCACTGAAGCAGGAGTGTTTGCATAAACATCATTTGTTCTCAAAAATCTAAATGTCATAGGTGGTGTTACAAAATCAAAATTATCTGCCGGTGCTATCTTATTACTTCTTATTGTAACAAGTGCTCCGTCTGCAGGAATAACACCTGCTCCTTGCTGACCTGTAATACCGTCAAATTGTGAAATTAATGGGTTGTCTGTTCCGCTTGCTAATTCTACCTCTGTTGAGTGTAAAGGTGAAATAAATGTTCCATCTGCCCATCTATATTCATTATGTATGAATTCACCTGCATTTGAATCTGAACTAACACACACTTGGTATATTGTAATTTCCTCTGCTTCAGGACAACTAACCTCAAGGTCTATTCGAGCAGAAGGTGTGCCTGTAATTAATAAATCAATAGTGTCTTGTACTACAGAGTTTTTAGGTATGGTAACAATATATGTCCCGTTAGCAAATACATCTTGAATGAATACGAGACCATTATATGTGAATCTAAAAGTTATAGGGTCTACACCACTGCCTGAAAAATTATCTACTCTGATAGTAACTGTTACATCTCCAACTAACTGACCAACATTATAGCAGAAATTTACAGGACCTCTATATTCGAATTGTTGTTGAACACCACAATCTACACAAGGTATTTCTAATGGCAATAATCTATTATTAAAAGATAACACATATTCATCCATATAAGGGTCATAACCTCCAAGCTTTTGTGTGTTAGGAGTTTCTATAAATGTATCTCTAAACCATGAGCGCATTCCTGCTTCTGATATAACCATTAATTGCTCATTCGTGTAGGCTGAACCCTTTAACATTAATACCGCTCCTCTTTTTTGGTCAGTAAAAAATTTATTGTAACCATATTTATAATAGCTTTCAGGATTTGCACTGATACCATATTCTTCTAGTCTTGCTATCTGAGTTCCTAATACTTCAGGCACTGATGTTATAGCTCCTCCTACGGCAGCGTCAGATAATAAGTTTTTACCTGCTAACACATAAGAAATTTTATCTTCTTGTAATGTAAGTATGTCTGTGCTACGAGCATCCAATTTTTGTATTGGACCGTAAGCCTCTTCCAAGGTCTTGAAGTTCAATAAAGCTATATTAAATTCGTTTAGTTTATTAATGTTGCTTTCATCATTAAATATTCCGCTATATGTTATATCCGAAAACCTATTAGCTTCTTTATAATCAATGTTAGCAACTGAAGTAAATCTATCACCAAGAGCCAACTCTCTACCTTTGATAGAATCTCTCACTCGTATGGTCTCAACACCATTCCCAAAAGAAAAACAATTAAAGAAATCTAAATCTATAATGGCAGGTGTATTGGTTGCAATAACCTGACTTTGTACATTTCCTGTGTGAGCAGGAGGTAAAACATTAGTTTCGATAACTACTGTTGTACCCGGTGCAGTTGGAGTAGCGGGTGATTCTTGTGCAGTCCCACAAGTAATTAATATATTGTCTATTGTTGTGTTTGCAGGAATTACTATAGTCTTGTCAAACCCGTCTAATTCATATAAATATTCAATATCAAATGCATTATTGTTTTCTACAGATAAATAACATTGACCTACGCTAGTTACTCTAAAAGATTGTGAACCTTCAAACCATAAAGATGGACTAGCATCCGATGGTTCTGTTTCCCAAACAATCTCGGTAGTTGACCTAACAATTTCCCATTCAACTGTAATAAAAGATTTGTTTCTCGCAGTTCCACCACCCGCACATTGTTTTGCTCCTGTACAGAAAAAATAAATTTCATTAGTTGCTGCGTCTCTAGCCCAAGCTATTTTATTAGTTTCAAACTCAGCAGTGACTTGGTTTGCCATTGCAGTTAAACTAGCATATACTGTACTATCAAATACATTTGTTATTGGCGGCTCATTTCCTGCAGTTTCATCTTCACCTGTATTTATTAGTTGGTCAACGTTATCTCCGTTAAACCAATCAATAATATTATCATAGCTTTGTGAAGCTATCAAATCTAAATCTAAAGTATACCTTCTTCTTCCACAATCTGTACCACCCCTACCACGTCTATTCCAATAAATAAACAATTTAATTCTACTACCAACAGGAATATCAATATCTATAAAATTATTTGGATTTGCACTATCTTCTCTACTAAAAGCCTCATTATAAAATATTCTTGCAAACCTCCTTTGAGCAGGACTCACCGGAACAGGCTGATTTTCTTGACTTACTGTTTTTGCTCCCGGTGCAATTACTTGATTGGCATCATTGTTTACATTAAAGTTGGCTTTCATCTTCATATACACTCCTGCCGGAACAGTAATAGGCTCTCCCTCTGCATCAACTAAGTTCTCAAGAAAGTCTCGTTCTTGTGCCTGTTTTTCTAATACTGTTGCAAATAAACATCTGTCAACCGGCCCACTAGCATCTCTTTTTACTTTTAATCTATCGCCTTCCTCAACTTTTTGGGAGTTTTCACCTTCAAGCAAAAAGTATTGATAGTTAGTTACAGGGTCGGTAAAAAATACCCTGCTGAACACGGTTAAGAAACCTGCTGCACTAGGTTTTATACAAAATTTAAAACGTGAAGCCCAAAAGGGAGGACGTTGCGTAGCGGGTATTGTAACTCTTAAACTATTTTGATTGTCAGAAAATTCACAAGGAATATGAACAGTATTGTTTGGACTAACCAAGGCAGTACTAGCTCTATTATACTCGTCCATATATATTATACCAACCTCATAATCTCTATCGCTATGAAGACTTTGAGTGTTTCCAACTTCTTGATAAGTCGCTTCAGCAGTAACAATATCAAAGTATTCTACTACTCTATCAATAGGAGCAGCTACATCATCTACTCTCTCCATTGCTAAAAATTCAAAACCTATTTCACTACTACCCGGTGATGTAACTATTGTTATTGGTTGCCCGTAAGCAGAAATACCACTTTGAAACTTGGTCCAACTAGGTGTTAATGTTGCATCTAGAACTTCGGGTACTGCACAATTAAAAACATCAGTTAATGTTACTCCTTCACAAGAAGTAGGGTTTGCAGGGTTTGCATCAAAAACAGGTAGGATTTCAGCAGGAACTCCAATGGCTTCTTGGAAGTCTATGTTTGTTGCTAAATCAAAAACTGTAGCAAAGTCTTGTTGCAATGTATATTGAAAGGCAATTGTAAAATTTGAAGAAGTTTCAACGGGATTTGGTGGCCCTCCACTAAATGTGTCGTGTTGAAAAGTTACACTAAAAGTTAGAAGAGCACCTGCAGTTAGATTAGCATTAGCTAAGTTTATAAGAAGCTGACCATTATTAACCGTAATAGGTACATCTACCGTATAATCTACACTATCCGTTCTATCAGTAATTTCAGTTAATCCTATTTGTTGTGTGATTAATTCATTAATATATTCTAATCTTATAGGTCCATTATTTATATCAACTAAATCATATCCATCTACATAATTACCAAACATCAATCTATTTCCCATTAAGGTTTGTGCTTGAGCTAAACGAGGGACGTTATCATATAATCTTAATAATTCTGATTCAGGTAGTACTGTAAATATTTTAGCATTTCTAAATACATATTCATATTCAGTATCACTTGCTAGCCCCAAAGTGTCTTTATCTAAAGTTTCTATTACTTTAATAACATTACTAACACTTTCTTTAAACAATAAATCTATCGCAACCACTAATGGACTACCTGAATTATAAGTGATAGTGGCGGTATTAAATCTATTTATTGCACCTTCATTTACTTTAGAGTTTGGACTAAAATCAAAACTTTGTGTTTGAAATGCAACTTCAGTAAATTGAGAAATTGCTGAATATTCATTGTCTTGGTATTTATACCTGTATGCAAATGAAATAAATCTATCTTCTAAATAATTTTCTTCTCCCGGTGCAAGAGATAATTCTAATCCCGGACAAGCCACAGGAGGTCTTTTAATTACCAAAATACTTTCTTGTAACAATAAAGCTCCTTCAGGCTCTCCTGTTCCTCCATCTATATTGGGGTCAGCAACTCCTTGAGCAGCAGGGTCAGGGTAATTTCTATTTACATTTATTTTTCTAGGCGGGTTAAAATCATCTGTCCAAAATAATAATCCATCTATGATATTTACTCCTGTAATTAAAAATGTAGGATTAAAATTTAATGTCGTTCCATTGTCAGGGTTTCCATCAATACTAACACTTATAATATGATAAGTAATTGCACTTGTATTTGTATTATACGAAACCACTAAATCTAGTATACCTGTTGGAGTTTCTTCAGGTCCATCAGACGGAGTATCAAAAGTGGGGTCGTGTACAAACCAATAAAGCTCTTCATTAGCACCATCTTCTAATGCACCAATTACTAGAGCATTAGGGGAAAGAAATCTACCACCATAAGATAGTCTTGTAAGTTGTAAATTACCTCTAGAGTTTTCTACTGCTCCTATTTCTGTTAGTTCAGTAGAACCAAGCCTTACATTTTCTGCATGAATATATTCACCGTTGGGAACTAATCGTTCGTCAACGCCTTTATTCATTCGTCCTTTAATAAAATTTCTTTGAAAATCTGCCATATTATTTTATCCACTTATCCCTGCCTCTTAAATTCATTAAGAGTCTTCCCGGATGTATATTGCTTAATCTTATTTTTGCGTTACGTAACAAAGCTGATTTTGCTTTTTTAGCTCTATTGACTACATATTCTTGAACTCCTAATTTTGAATTTAATATTGCATAAGTGATATATGCATACACATATTCTTCAAATAATTTGTTTACGGTAATTAAAGAGTTGTCTCCATTTTCCATACCATCAGAAACATATTCAAGTATGCAGCTATTATTAGCCATAGTAGAATCAAAGTTAATTACACCTGCTTTGTTATCTATTCTAAATGTAGGATTTGCATTAGCAGTTTCAGTATTCAACCCGTATCTCGCTCCAACTTCATATGTAAAGTACCAATACCCTCCAAACTCATAACCTTCCATACCAAAAAAGGGACTTAATCTATTTAAATATATACTAGGTTTTTGACCTGTAATTCTATCAAAGTCTAAGTCCGAATACTCAGGTGATAAGGCATTACCATCTTGGTCAAACAATATTCTACAATCTTGAGCCTGTAAATATGCTTTAGAAGAATTTACTTGTATATTTTCTACCATAGGTCTAAGCACTCCATCTTGGTAATACGAGATTCTAACCCAATTAACATAATCCGATGGTAAAACAAAACGTAAGTTTTCACAAACAGTAAGTTGTAAAACTTTTATTTCTTTAAATGCATCATAGTTTAATTCTTGAATTGCCCTTTTTGCGTGAAATAATATTTTATATCTCTCCTCATTATTAACCAATGAGTGATTGCCTGAATACATTAACAAATAGTTTGTGACTATATCTTGCAATGAAACATACTGATATGAGCCCCAATTTTCATTTTCAGGTGCATTCCCATTATTTTCGTAATAATCAAATTGATTTATATATGGCATAGTTATAGTTTTTCTTGTTGTTCTTCAGTGTTTTCTTGTGCACCTGCGTATTGTACTACTGAAGACTCTCTAATAGAGACACCTGCGTATTGTAATATTTTCATTATCAAATCATTCGTGTCATCTTCAAATAATTCAAAGTCTTGATAATCCGGTTGTGTTTGGTCAAATACAGGTTCACCTGCAGAACCTAGGTCAAGAAAGGTCCATTTTGGAGGTCTCGGATATCTTATGTATTGACAAACAACATCACCCGGCTGATTGAATGTGCTAGGAAATACTGTCATATTTTCTCCTTCGGATGTGTATGCAGGAAACATTGTCGAAGGTGCAGTAAGCAAAGATTGATTAAGTAATGTAATTTTACTATGACTTACTCTTTCTGCTTCTCTTGAATCAGCTCCTACTAACATCTTATTTATCAAATAATAATCGCTTCCTGTGGTAAGTTCAGACGGCATAAAAAACACATTAGATGCGTTTTGTGTTAAAGGCAAAGTAACAGAAAAGAAATCAATTACTTCTTCATAACCTTTTTTGATATCAGCATATCCTGTACCTGAAGTTCTTTGGTTTTCTTTATTGTTTTGATAGTTATATGCATAGAAATAATCTTCAAACAAATCTAGTTGTGCTTGTTCGGCATATAAATTAAAATCACCCGGTGAAATATAACCGTAATTATTTTTATTCAGTATTGCTAAAACTGTTTGTCTAACCTCGTTTATCATCCTAATTATAGTTTTTACAAAGATAATCAAAAAAAAAAGAGGCTCTATCTGAGCCTCCTTCTTAGTCAAAACTTTATTGTCGATATTAACTATCTAAAAGTTTCTCTAAATGTTTCAATGCTTCTACTCCATCATCCGATTGAAAATAAGAGGCGACAATATAAATAGGGTCTTCACCGAAAGGTATAGTACATAGCTTTGCTTTATTTGATTTAGTGTTAAACCATACTTCTTTGTTTTTATTTCTGTATTTAATTAGACCTGCATCAAAAAACTTATGTACAGTTGCGTGTAATTTTAATACAGGGTCATTAACAGTAGACATAAATTCTTCAGGCTCTACTTTAGCAAACACAAGAACATCTCTACGCATTTCTTCGGTGCTGACTGTTGATGGGTCTTTACCAAATAAAACACGTGTAAGAGTTTCTAATTGTGTAATACTTAAACTACGAGCTTCAACTAATGCATCTACTTGTACATTTATATTAGCAACTTCTTTTTGAGCTAATTTTGAATGGTCTAATTCTACAAAGCGTGTTCCGTTTTGAGGGTGTAAAGCTAAAAACTTTTGTAATACTTGATTTGTTTTTGGAACTCTTAAAAAGCCATCTTCAAAAATAATTGGCTCAAGTATTGCGTTGCCGTCTTGCTCATCTTCAAAAGGAGATTTTTGATTTCTAGCATAACGCAAAGCTCTTTGTGCTCCTAACTCTTCATCAAAATGTAATAATGGATATCTTTTAGTGTGTCTTGTTGGCAGCATAAAGGATAAAGGCGCTGCATTCCTTGTAAGTTTGTAGACCTTGTCTACTAATTCGGTTTTCTTTTTCATTGGATATAATTTAAAATTTAATTAAAATAATAGATAGGAGTCTCTTTGAAGAGACTCCCTCTATATTATATATTCTTAATCTTGGAAGATAAAGAAGTTGTTCGCACCTAAAGTACAAACTGCTCTCTCTGATAAGAAGTTGACTTCCATCGCATCTAAGTCAGATGTTCTTGCACCACCGGCTGAACCTGTAATCCAAGTTTTGTAACGTCTGTCTTCAGTTTCAGAAGCTCTATATCTTACGTGTAAGAAAGGTCTCTTAGCGTTTTTACCAAGGATTTGGTCATACACTGTAGTAGAACCTGCAGGAACTAATAATCCGTTCACTGTTCCTACTCCTGTTAAACCACCTCTCATTGTTGGGTCGTTTAAGTATTTCCAATCTGACTTATAAAAGTCATAACCTCTTCTAAATCCTGTAAATCCAAGATTTAACGCCATCTCTGAATCATTGTCAAATAGACCATAAGAAGAACCACCCGCTCCATAAGAGTTTTGAGCAGCTAACATATCGTCAATGTCAAATCCGAAATCTCTGTCCACAAAGATTACGTTTTCTTCAATTGAACCTTGCTTGTCTAATCTACTGATAATGTTATCAAAGTCTAATAAAGCGTCAGGGTTTCCACCTGCCCACACATTACCTCTCTGTTGTACAACGTAGAAGATACCTTCAGAACCTTTATTACCTACTTGGTCAGATACTACTTGAGTAGCAACACCTGAACCTGCTTCAGCAGGAACTGCTTCAATCATTGCAGTTTCAAGATAGTCGTCAAACCTTAATCTTGTTTCGTGCTCTGATTTAAGATACCATAGGTATCCTGTAGCTCCGTCTTCTGTAGTAACTTCAATCCATCCAATCTGTGCCATATCTGAACCACTTACCTCATACTTATCTTTAATGATAATTGGTGTGTTTTCAAAAATGAAATCGTCAGCTTCTAAAGAACCTTGCATTCCAAGTGTTCCTTTTCTGAATTCTGAACCGTAAATGAAAATAGTAACGTCAGGATTACCTGCGCCTGTACCACCTGTATAACCTGCTGCATCATACAATGCAACGTCAAATTGGTTGTTAGCAACGTCTACAGAAACAATAATTCCTTTGAATTCTGCAGTACCGTTATTGTTGGTTATAACAATAGTTTGTCCAACTCTAACTGCAATCTGTACAGTAGCACCTGAACCCGGTTGAACTGTAGAGTTTACAGGGTTAAGTACGTCATTTACTTGTAGCGTAATTTGAGCTGCACCTGCTTGTGCACCACCGACAACACCACAATCTACATATTTAGTGTGTAACCTTCCTTGCTCTGCCCACTTAATGAGGTCTGAGTTTGAAGGCATCTCTGCTCCTACCATTCTTAAGAATGAGGAGATTGTTCTATTCCCGTATCTTTCGAATTCTTTTTCGTAAGTATCAGGAAGATACTGATTTAAAAAATTAAAATCAGTAATATAATTTGAAGCTAATGGGGTTTGATGCGAACTTGGTTGTAACGCAACACCCGGTATAGCTTGTAATGAACCTGCCATAATTATTAATTTTTAAATGTTTTTATTTCTTTTTTATACTTCTAATTTTCAAACCTCTTCCACTATCCGTGTTAATAGATTTGAATTGTGTTCCGCCCTTACGTGTAACTTCAGGTGTATTACGAGTAGTCATATTTATATTTTTAATTTTCTTCGTAACATCTTCAGTGGCTTCCGCCTTGCCTTGCTCATAAAAGAACTTAGCAAACTTGTCAGGGTCTTGTGCAACTGCTATAACTTTATGAAAATCTTTTGCATTTTTTAATAACCCGCTTTCATCTAAATATTTATCTGCCCACCCTCCCGGGTTTTGTGCGTGTTTTTTCAATTCAGCAACTGAAGCAGGATTATAAGTAACTGTACTTTCACCTATATTAAATTCAAAACCTTTGAACTCAGGCGCATATACTTCGTTGGTTTTTTCATCATACCAACTTCTTTTTCTTTCTACTTCTTCATCTCTAGTTTTAGCATTCGCTACGTACTGCTTATATGCTTCATACTCCTCATCAGGTACATCGGAAGTGGCAGGTCCTCTTGACTCAAGCGGATGCTTATACTTCTCTTGCATTTCCTTAAAGTAGGATTTAGCTTTTGCAATAGCTTTTTTCTTCTTTAGCTTAATTTTTTTCTGCGTGGTTTCATCATCTATATCTTCATCTATATGAAAATCTTCAAGTAAAACACTGATATCGTCTTCGTCTAGACCGTCTTCAGTTGCACGATAATATTCTTTAAGTAAAGAGTCAGGATTGGCATTATCATAGTCTTTTTGTAATTGAACATAATCATCTAAACCTCTCCCGGTTTCTTTTTTGTATTTAAAATAAGCCGCAACATCTTCAGGTAAATCATCTGAAGCTTCACGCTCTTGCATTAAATCGTCAAAAGAATTAATTTCTTTTCCGTATCGTTTTCCAATATATGAAAGAACTTGTTCATCATTTAATTCTAATGACTCACTTTTTTCTTCTTTTACCTCTTCAGTTTGATTTTGTGGTTGCTCTACATTAGATTCTTCAATTTTTTCTTGATGCTCATCTAATAGTTTTTCTTCAACTTGTGCGACAGATTTTTCTTCAGTTCCGTCAACTGCTCTTACTTTTAATTCCATATGATTATAATTTAATGTTACAAAGATAAGTAAAAATAAATACTAGTTTTAGACACTACCTAGGCTCAAACTCTGCTAGGTCAAATCCATCCAAACTATCCTCATTAGATTCAAATCTTTGAGGCGGTAGATTATTTTTACGTTGATTTATTAATCTCGATTGCTCCGTATTTGCTTGGCTAATTCTTTGTGATTTAGCGTCTTCTCTCTGCAATTCTCTTTCAGCTAAAGCTTTCTCACTAATATTTCTTAACTGTTGATTATAATTAAACTCTTCAGCCATTAACTGAGATTTTAATTTTGCTTCATTGTTTTGCTTCTCAATTTCAAAAGCTATCTCAGCTTGCTTCAATTGCATTTTACCCTGTATCTCTGTTTGCATTTTTTGCATCTCCATTTGAGATTTCATTTGTTGGGTTTGCATAGCCTGTTGAGCCGCCATTGCTTGCTTTTGCATTTGTAGCCTTTCTTCTCTTTCTTCTTGAGCTTTACGCTTTACTTTCAATAATTGATTAGCAAGTTTGATATTTTTTATTTCTCTAATGTCAATAGCGTCCTCAAGATTTATATCACCTTTAGATAATGCCATTTGAATGTTTTGTTCAAGTTTAGCTTTTTGTTCTTCATCCGGTGCTACCTCTATAAATATGCCAAAGTCATATATGTATAAATCCTTGATTTGATTTAAAATACTAACATTGTATTTTCCAATGGCATTTGCAAAATCATCTTTGAAATCTGAGTATTCTAGTATATCAGCTACTCTATAAGTTAATGCTTCAGCCAAAGTTCTGTAGATATATAATGACCCATCTAAAATGTGTCTAGTGGCTACGTTTGAATTTAAAGCTGCAAGTTTTTGTAACCCTACAAGAGAGTTAGGGTCAGGAGTAGAAGCATCTCTAGCTTCATTTAATCCTGTTACTTGTCTAATCATATTAAGATAATGATTATAATTAGCAATTAACATTTGTGTTTTACTTGCGCCTGAGCTCGATTGTAATTCTTTAATTGGAACTTTTCCTTGATTGAAATCACCATCCTGTGTGTAACTTCTACCAATCACACTACCTGTTTGAAAATATAATCTCAATGCATCTTCAGGATTATAAGCATTACCTGTTCCTAAATCCACTTCGTTTAATCCGTCTGCGTCTATATATACACCATCCGGTACAACTCTTGAAATAACTTGTTGTAGTTTTAAATGAGTTATCTGTATTAAATCAGCAAAAGGAATCATTCTTCTACATAAAGACTCTATTACTCCTTTATACATTCTAGGTGCTACCGCTACATAATTTGGTAAAGCGTGTTGTTGAGCCGACTGTGGTCTTACCATATTTTTAGCCAACTCCCATTTTAATATAATATTTGTTCCCATAACCATCACACCTTCATACCAAACATCGATAGTTTTCTCCATCTTCTCAAACTTACCATCTTCCATCATTTCTTGTGGTGGATTAAATTGGTCGTCTTTCTCAATAACTTTTGTACCACCGTTTTCTAATTTCTTTTTCTTATAGACCATTTTTTTAGTAGTCTTATAATTAAAGTACATTAAGGTACAAGTGTCTCTATAAAAAATATCATTTTCATAATACTGAGCAGTGTTAAAATAATTATACCAACTTTGACTGTATTGACTTATTTCTTCTAAATCTTCTCTTGTTAAGCTTTGGTCTATTTTTAATAGCTCAGTAATTGGTACTGTTTTAATTTCACCCCAATAAAAACAATCTTTAAAATGTGGGTCTTCTGTATAACTATAAACTATATTGGCAGGGTCAACGTATTTTACTTCGACACCCGCCCCTTGCAAAAACTCGTGTTTTGCACAAGCTATTCCTAAAACCGTCAAATCATAGTCTAATCTTTTTCTAATATCATCGTAATGATTTTCTTCAAATATTGTATTAATGGCTTCTTCTTCTGCTATCTCAATGGCAGGTTTATAATTAAGCTGCATATATAAATTGAGTTCTTCATCAGTAGCGGGAAGTTCGTCAGGATTCATAGAGAAGGGGTCTACACCTGTTTTTTTCTGTATAAGCTCAAGCACATCTTTAGCAGCCATTTGACCCTCAATCATATCTTGATATTTAGAGCGCTTTGCTGATGACATAGCGTCTTGAGCATAAGCTTTTACCTCAAACATTCTGTCGTTCATACCATTGACCACGATATCTACAAACTTGGGAATTATTGGAACAGGTGTCCAATCTAAATTTAAGTAGCTTAAATCTCCATCTACTGCTAATTCATTTTTATATTTACCTATTGGTTGTTCACCTCTTGCATATAAACGGAGTCGATAAAAATCTCTCCACTGATTGTAATATCTGCATTGATTTCCATCTTTCTTAAACCATTCGTATTGAATTGCTTGTCCAATTTGTAGTCCAAATTCTTCTGTCGCTTTTTCGGCATCAGAAACGAATTGACTTGGAAAACCTACAGATGAAATGTCTATTTTTATATCTTTCATCTATCTTATTATTTCGCTTAAATTTCCCTTATTATTATACCTTGCAAAGTTAATAATTATATTTGATTGTTTTTTTTCCGGCTGATACTTGTGTTTTTGAGTTGCCATAATGGCTAACCCTGAGCTTATACTAGCATCAAACCTTGTTCTATTACTTATATCAAACTTTGCCCAATCTTCTAAAGTTCTGTTAAATGGCATATATCCCATCTCGTCTTCTTTAACTAAACCCACATGAGTTTCTATGTATGACTCTATAGCTGCAGCGTGAGCTTGCTTTACATCTTCACTTGAGTTTGGTATACCTCCTAACTCTCGTTCTGTTTTTGATAATCTATTAAATGCTTTGTCGGGTCTATTGATACTAAAACCTCTATAACCTCTATTCTTAAAATGGTATAATAACCTTGGTTT